GCTTCTTTTTTCAAAATATCGGATTGATTGTCATCTTTGAGTCTTTCGATATAGTTCTTTTGCATCTTTGTTTTGGATACATTCAACTCTCTCTTATTTTCATTATCATTTGTATTCGTTTTCAACTCAGAATTTTTTACCTTGAGCAGAATATTCATAGCAGAAAATATTTGAATGTCGAGAAGGTCCTCTACGATTGTTCTACGGTCTGATTGTTTGAGTTGCATGAATGGTTCAAATGTAGAACTACCCAAAACGACAATCTGAGTGAAAGATTTGTAATTCAATTTGAGAATTACTTTTTCTAAATATTCTTGATAATCACGATTGTTTGCCAATTGGTCAAACATCTTACCATCTTGTAGTATCTCAAATACATTTGGTTTGACACCTCTACGAACAGTAAAATTCTTATTGCCGATAGTGAAATCAATTGTAACCATCAACTTTTTTTCATTGATGGTATTCACTAATTGAGATTTGTTGATGTTACGGAAAGCTTTGCCGAATAATCCGAAAGTAAGAGCATCTAAAATTGTTGATTTTCCTGAACCATTTTCGCCGATAATAAGAGTTGTGGGAGACCTATCGAAAAAGACAATTGTAGGAACATCTCCTGTGCTTAGAAAATTGCTCCAAGAGATTTTTTTAAATACTATCATTTAACCTTCATTTAACAATTGTGTTTGGGGACGTTCAAATATTTGTTCTGAGGATCTTAAACCATCTTTTATTATGATTCCTACCATTTTATTAATAGTAATATCTCTTTCATGTGCATGAAGAGCAACCCTTCTAAAATCATCATCTGTAATTTCTATATCAACTACTCTTTGAGGTTTTTCGTCCTTGCCAATTTCAACTGATTGAGTTCGATTTCGTTCTTTAGTGAACACATTCGCTCTATCAGCTCGTTCCTGTCTGTCTCTTTTTCTATCATCTTCATCTTGAGAATAATTTGTCATAATATCCTTTTTAGTTAATATATTATCCGATACGACCCGAATTTCTTTTTTGAGGTAATGTGTTATCGCCTTCTAATCTTCGTTTACGAGTTGTGCCTGTTTCGTAAATAGCATTAAAAGAAACACTTCTTCTTTCTGTATCTCCTTCTTCACAACGATACGGATATACAGTATGTAATTGTTTAGCTCCAAACACAAAAAAATCACCAACCTCTGGCCTCAATGTTACTGTAGGTTGACTGAAATCTGTGTCTGCACTGGTATTTGATATAAAGGTAATTGAACCATCGTCTAAATCTCTATGAGTTTTTTTAGATGGAGCAAACTTTGGAACTTTGAGATACATCACAGAAGAAATTTGACATTCTGTATGTACATGAATAGGATTATACTCATTTGGTTGTTGAGAAACAACCCACATTGTCAACATTTGAACAAAATATTTTTCAGCTTGAACTACATTAATGTTAAAGGGAAATTGTTGCATTTTCGTGTGTAATAGGAACTGCTTTACAACATCTTCAAAAAAATGCATGATTCCTCCATCAACCAACCTCTCATGGGATACTCGTAATTCTGTATCTATTTGACCAGCAAGATATTCGCCATGATTTATTGACTCTTTATCAGCAATTACATCATCTGAAATTGCAATCATTGTATCTAATACTTCGGACGGCAACTTTGTGTGAAGAATAGGAACAGCCCAAGGCTGAAGAAGTCTCATTTCCATTTGCATCTGTTTTGGTGTCTTTTTAGATTGTCTTTCTGCTCTTCTTCTTTCTTGTCTGTTGCTCATGATCCGCGTTGCTCCTCGAAAGCTTTTTTCTGTTGTTCAAAAAGTTTTTCGGACGAAAATATAGCATTAAAAGAAACACTTCTTCTTTCTGTATCTCCTTCTTCACAACGATATGGATTGACCGAATGCTGTTGATTAGATCCGAAAATAAAAAAATCACCAACAGTAGGTACAATTGTAATATTAGGATGTGAAAAATCTATATCTAATGACGAGTTTCCAACAAAAGTAATAGCACCATCAACAGACCGTCTATGTTCTTTTCTTTCTTTTTTTAATTTTGGAATTTTCAGATACATTACAGCAGAAATTTGACATTCAGTGTGGTGGTGAAGTGGATTATATTCATTTGGTTGTTGAGAAACAACCCACATCGACACAATTTGAGTCAACCATGTTTCTTTCTTAATTTCTACATCATAGGGTGTTTGTTGAGTTTTTGCATAGATTACAAACTGTTTAATCATAGTATCAAAAAACTTATCCAAATTATTTTTTTTCAAACGTTCAATATCTATAGTTAATTCTGTATCTATTTGACCAGCAAGGCTCATTCCATGACTTGCTGAATTTTCATCTGCTATCATATCATCTGTAAGTTCGATCATTCCATCTAAAACATACGGTGGTAATTCTGTTCTCATTAAAGGAACCGACCAAGGCTGTAACAAATCCATTTTCAGTTCTATTTTAATTTGAGTGGGGCTACTTCCTTTTTTAGATATTTTTTCTTGTTTTCTTCTTTCTTGCCTATTCATTATACTGTTTCCATTGTCAAAGCTTCACCGTAAAGGTCTTGCATCAATTTATTCAAGTCTTCTTTATTTTCCATTTGTAATCCATTTACACAATTTTTGATTACACTCATTGTATCTTCAACATCCTCAATTCCATCTATATCATCTCCTAAATCTTCCATATCAAAAAGATTATCTACTACTGAAATATTACTGGTTCCAGCATCAATCAACTTATCCATCAAAGTTTCAAACATATAATTATTGTTTTTATTTTCAATAATTATTTTTACATAAGTATCTTCATATCTTGAGAGGTCACCATAATCATTTTTCTCATCGTTGTAATATATCTTATGAAACATTGAATATGGATTTTCTATAAACTCTGTTTCCATTGTTTCTGTATCATAGATATGAAATCCTCGTTTGTCGTTGTAGTCGCTCCAAGTTATCTCATAAGGATTACCAAGATATGTGATATTTCCAGTAGTAGAACGATGATGAAAGTGTCCAGAAAATACTCTTTGGAATGCCTTGAACATCGTTGAGGGATATCCATCCATACTAAAAGAACCCTTGTTCATTTCTATGCCTTCTAAATGTAGATGACCAAATGCTGCTTTAGTTCTTGTCTTTTCAATTAGTTCTTTTGTTGCATCTTCATTATCATTACACATCCAAGGCACAAACAATACCTTATGTTCTTTTGTCAGAGACACTTCACAAGGGTCTGAATAAACTGAAACATTGTTCATTCCTCTTGTCAGTTCTTCCATCGAATTTACTTTGAGAGTGTTCTTATAATAGATGTCGTGGTTACCAACAATAATTTTAGTGTTTATACCCATTTCTTCTAAAGGATGAAACAATATCTCTTTCATCGAATTGAGCGTCTTGAAGTTAATAAATTTCCGTCTATCAACCACATCACCCAAATGTATCACATCGGTAATATTTCTCTCTTTCAGAGTAGGAAAGAATATATTTTCATAGAACTTACGAAAGAAATCTAGGAATAGGAGACTGTCGTTGCGAGCCCCAAAGTGAGTGTCCGTTATTAAGGCAATCTTCATGCACAAGCTCTCATAAAAGAAGTAAGGGGGGATAATTCTAAAATAGCATCATCTTTTTTCTTTGACACCACTTTGGGTTTCTTCTTCGCTCGTTTCTTTTCCTCAAACTGATAAATGAAATCGTATATATTAGCACGTTTATCTACAGTCATCAATGTTGCTCCTGCAGCTATACCACTTTGTTCACTAACAGTCATAGATTCCATATCCGAATTTTCTTCGATGGAATTGTGGGCATCCATTTGTTTGTATTTTATGTAGAGTTGTTTCTTTTCTTTTTCTATTCTTCTTAGGAAGGCGTAATATATTATTTGAGTGAAGTATGCAAATGGATTTTTGGATTTCTCAGGATTGAAGTTACTTGCGTACATCACACAATTTTCAATTCCATCACTCACCATTTCTTCACGAAAAGCATAGTTTATGAAGTTAGGTCTGTGAGATAATCTTTCTGCTATTTTTAGAAAACATTCACCAGCGTAGTCTGATAATTGGGGTTTGCGTTCTTCACCAGCATCAACAGATTTGAGATATTTTTCTCTATACTCTCCCATGACTATTAGAAACTTTTCATTGTCTACATAATGTTGTTTTGTTCGTGGTCTAGCCATATGAATCCTTTAGTAGTAATTGTTGATAATATATTATTATAACAAGTTATATCGATAAAGTCAAGTGTTATTTTACTAAAAAAAAGACTTGACTAATTCTGTCGTATCTGGTATAATTACTCTGTAGGGTTTGAGATGAAGATACTGCTACAGTACTAATTGACTAACATACTAGTTACTTCAAATGAATCAATATCATTATTTTCTTGTTCTCCTAGTATATCATCGTATATCTTTGACATCTTCTTAGATAAACTAGTCATTGTTACTACATACTTCGTAGATACAGGAATTATTTCATCATCCGTGTAAGGTATCCATTTCGTAAATCGAACCCCTTCTTCATCTTTTTCAAACACATGAGTTATTTGAACTGGGTGCTTCAAATTGAAAAACCCATCGGTTGGTTTCAAATACACAGCCAGAATTTCTTCCCCTGTTGAAAGTTTTATATATTTGTGAGAACTCATGTTACCCCCTTGAGTGTTATTACATAGATTTTATAAGGAAATTGTTCAGAACTATAAATTTTTATTCTTTCGGAAAAATGGTTTAATGTATAATTTTTCCTATCATTATGAGTTAGATCATCTGAAATATCATAAAGTCTTGCTGAATCTTTAGTATCAGATTTCCTCAACCCTCTACCTATTGACTGTAAATTTCTAATACGACTCTTAGAAGGAGAAGCGAAAACAATGTTATGAATGTTCCGAATATTGATGCCGGTACTGTATACGCCATAACTTGCGCAGATAATAGCATCTTTTTCCTTCTCGACAAGTTCTCTGACTTTTTCTCTTGAATCTGCATCTGTTCCTCCATAAACAAAAAAGATTTTCCTAGAAGAATCAACGATCTCTTCTAGTATTGAATGTAGAATGTTACCATGTTTTTCTATCAATTGAAATAGAACTAATGTGTTCCCATTCAGACCATTTACAAGATTACAAATATACTTGTTTCGTTCTGGATGACCCACTATGAAATCTATCTCTTCTTGATAGTTCATTTTTGATACGATGGCACGTTCCTTTTTATTATATTTTAAAATAAGACAATTTATATCAATCGATGATATAGTTTTGTTCTTGATAAGTTCTTTTGTAGTGGTTATTTTTTTTATTGAACCGAATAACCCCTCTAATATTAATTTATGTACCTCTACTCCGTCTAGTGTTCCTGTAGTTCCAATTCGATAAGGAGTATTTTCCAGATTCTTTAATATCTTAGTAAGAGAACGAGCTTTGTAAAGATGTGCTTCATCTCCTATCACTAAACTAAAATCGCTAAAGAAATCTTTATTTAACTCATAAAGTGATTGCCATGTTGAAATTATGATTGGTTTATCTGT